AGCATATTTTCTACGTCAGCTTTTGGAATACCAGTTTTTTGAGAAATGGATTCTGCGCTTTCTCCAACATACTGACCAATAGCATCCATAGCTCTACGAGCTGCTTCTTGTTTATAAGCTGGTTCTTCAGTAATACCAAAAGCTTTTCCTAAAGGCTGTTCTAATGGAGCAGATACTTTTTGAGCCAAAGCTTGAGCTTCTTTTGGACTCTTTTGAAAAGCTCTAGCACTAGCATATGTAGCACCACTAACAACGGCTGGAACAGCTCCCAAAGCTATATCTCCAACAGAAGCCAAACTCTTACCTATATCAGCAATAGGCTTCATAGTATCTTGTGCCGAAACCATTGCTTCTTGCAAATTTTTAGGTTTAGTTTTTACTGTAGTTATTTCTGTTGGTTTTTCACCTTCTGTTGTACCGCTAGTTAAAAAACTTTCAAAATCAGAAGTAGGTACTGATTGCTGTTGCTGTTTGCCAACAATGTTTTTTAGCCCTTTTTCTTGCAAAACAATAGGCCCACTTAAAATATGACGAACTACAGGATTGCTTAAATCAATTTCTTGATCAGGATTAATGCCAGTTTTTGCAGAAACATTTTTAATGTAGGCTTCTGTGTCGTTTTCAGAAGAAGGAGCCCATCTTGAAATAACTCCTCTTAATGTTTTAATACCATGTTTTTCACCATAGTTTCTAAGATTGTCATCAATGGCTTTTAAACCTTGTTCATAGCTTCCATGTTGCTCAAATCCTGTAGAAGATCCTGATGGCCTAATATTTCCAACATTAAACTGGCTTACTCCACCAGATTTAGAAGGAGGAGGAGCAGATGGAGCTTCTCCACCGCTTAGAAATTGTGAAAAGTCTGCCATTATAAAGATCCATTTTGTTCTAGTCTTTGAATGTTATTCCATTTCTCAGCAAAAACTTTCCTTTGCTTTTCATCTTTACCAATCAACTTATCTCTAGCTTCTTCTTTTTCTTTATCAGTCATATCAGGATCTTCAAAAATATTCTTTAACTGAAATATTTTAGGATCAGCATTTTTAGACCACATTTGCTCAAAAGCTTTAATGTTGTTATCGCCATATTTATTAGCAAACTTTTGAACGGCAGTAGCTTTTAAATTAAGTCCTGTCATATCGGCTTGAGTCCTACGAGCAATTTCAATTAATACTTTTGGAGGATAAGTTTCATCACCACTAGCCATTCTGACTAATTGTTTTCCAGCATCGGTATTCATATCACCACCGCTTGCTTTGATGTTTGCAATTTGAGCATTAGCTAAATCTTTGCTTAATTCTTTGTAGCGAATACCTTGCTCAGTTCCAAAAAATGTAGATAATCCTCGTTCTGTTGCTCCGAATATGCCTGATGTTGGAAGCGTTGCTTCTTTTTCAAGTTCTTTAGCTTTTTTGATAACTTCATCAACATTTCGTTTTTGAGTAGGAATTTCACTTTGACGAGAAACTAATCCTGAACGAACAACGCTACCAACTTTACGATCTTCTTCTTCGCTTGGGTATTGAGCCCTTGGCTGACCAGCTTGAATTGGAGGATAAAGCAATGGAACTGGTTTACTAAATTCAGAAGGTGCTGGCTGGTTCATTTGTTGTGATGTAACGCCAGTTGGCTGTGCAGGAACAGCACCAGGAGCAGCTTGAAAATAAGATCCAGGTTGCATATTTGCTTGAGCCTGTTGATCTAATCCAGCTACCATACGAGTTTTAAGGAATTGTCTTAAACCTTGACCATTAGTTTGATTTACTGCTTCAAGATAAGGGGCATTTAATTCTGCTGCTTTTGTAGGATCAAGACCCATTTCAATAGCTGCTTTAGACTGTCTTTCAACCAATTTAGCAATTTTATCTTTATTTGCTTCTGCAAATTTAGGATCTTGTTCAGCCTGAACAATTAAAGGATCGTTAATTAAAGAAATTTGGTTTTGACGCATTTTATCGGCAAAATCAGCAGCTAAACCAGATTTTGCTTTAGTTGCTTGTGTTTCTGCTACTTCTGCTTGAGCTTTTCCAGTACGAATACCTGGCTCTAACAAAGCCTGTTCTTTTTGTAATGCTATATTTTGACGAGAAAGCCCAATAATATCGCTAAGAGTCATCCCTTTAGGGGATTCTTGGTTTCCATATATTGTAGGACTAGCTACTTGACTAATTGCTGGCATATTTATTCCTTAATTAAGCTGGTACAAACCCACCAATACCTGATCCTGAACCACCCATATTGGTATAATTTCCACCACCGCCAATAGTAGGTGCGTTCCAATTTTGTGAGCCTAATGAGGCAACAGCATTTCCTCCGCCTCCTCCTTGATTCATAAGGGAAAAAGCACCCATGCTTCCTGCTGTATTTGCCACATTACCCCAAATATTACCTTGAGCAATTTGAGAAGCAGCCGAAGCATTACCTTGACCAGAAGTCAAACTAGCAATATTGGTTCCTGTGCCAAGTTGAGCATTTGCAGATCCTGTAGCACCTGATAATCCTAATGTTGAATTAGCCAAATCAATATTTGCAATATTTCCTCTTTGGGTTTGAAAGTTATTAAATGCGTTTTGATAAGCATTAGAAGCATAATCTTCAGCAAACTTGGTTCTAGCCATATTTACATTAGAACCACCACCGCCTACGTTTACGTTTTGGCTAGTTGCTCCCAAACCTTCATTTTTCATAAATTCATAGTTTGGTGCTAAATTCGATTGTAAATCTTGAGCAGTAAATTGTTGATTAAAGTAAGGATTATTTGCAGTTAAACTGGATAAAGGAGTAGCTCCATAATTTGTATAAGGAGCAAATTGCTGAGAAGCTGTTTGACCAGTAGCTAAAAGCTGATTTTGAGCATTTGTTGTTGCATTTGCTTGTGTATTAGCTGCGTTTTGAGTGGCATTACTTTGAAGAAGCCCTCCAACGACTGTGCTACCAACTATTGCTACGGCTACCCAACTCATAATGTACCTTTCAAAGCCATTATTTGGCTTTCAATTAATTTATTACTAGAATCAAATAAAGCTGTAATGTCTGGTTCAATTAACTCCGCCTCAATTTCATCTAAATTTGTTTTATCAGTCTTATGAACTGTAATCCCAATAGCATCAGAAATAGCATAAGTTACTCTTTTTGTTCCAGGTTGTGACTCAATAATGTCACCAGCTTTTAAAGTTCTCATACCGCTTTCTGTCCATGCTATTATTTCACCTTTTGCACATAAAAAAAAGTGTGATTTTTTATGGATTTTTCCAACAATTAGCGTTCCTGCTGGTCTAGTCAATTTACGGCAATACATACCTTCAGAAAAGTAATGTTCAGTTTGCAATTCAGCTTGTGGCATTTTCACCATTTCAGCCTGAAGCTTTTCAATTTGCTCTTTTGAAGGAATGATTTTTTCTAAAATATCGTTCATTATGTTGCAGCCGTTTGCGTTGTTAATATGCCATTAGTAAAGGTCATACTGCCATTAGCACCGCCAACAGTCAATTTAGCTGTTGTAATAGTAACTGAAAGACCGCTTCCCAAACCTAAGTTAGTTCTAGCTCCTGAAGCTGTTGTGGCTCCTGTACCGCCTTGTAATATAGATAAAGCTGTAGTTAGTCCTGAAAGGCTTGTAATATCGCTATTTGCGCCACTAGCAGCAGCTCCTAAATTGGTTCTAGCACCAGTAGCAGTAGTAGCTCCTGTACCGCCATTGGTTATATTTAGAGTTCCAGCAAGGGTTATAGCTCCAACTGTAGAAATGGCAGGAGTTAATCCTGTAGTACCTCCACTAAACGATAAAACACCAGTATTGGCAATAGTTACTGCGCCTGTAGCACTAGAGGCAGATATTCCTGTTCCAGCAATAATAGAAGTAACGCCTGTATTGTTAAATTGAAGCGTTCCTGCTCCTGCAACAATTCCTATGCCAGTTCCAGCCGTAGGAGAATTTACAGTATATCCAGTACCATTTCCAATCAATAATTGACCATTGGAAGGTATTACTGTAGTTCCAGTACCACCAGAAGCAACCCCTAAAGCATTTGAAAGATTTAATGCAACAATATCAGGATATTGAAGCCATTGAATCCATTCTCTTGCTGGCCTTTGTGTTAAAGGATCAAGAAAAGGACTTTGAGGAAACCTTATATTGGTATTAATGGGTTGTGGGGTAGCCATTAGTTTTCCCCACCTTCAGCCTTCAAATTAGCAGAAACAATAACGGCTTTGATTGGATCAGAAACCACTACTTCATAAATACGATCTCTAGCCCATCCTAATCTGCGCCAAATAGCACGATTATTGTATTTTCCAACTTTGCCAATCGTTACCCAATGCTCATTAGACCATGTAGAACCGCCATCAGATGACCAACGGAGCATAGACTGAGGATCATCACCTTGACCAGTTTGCAAGCCTACACCAGGCTGAAATTGGATCTGCATTTCTGCAAAATATTGACGTTGAAGGTCTGAAACTAAATGAGGGCATCTACGCAATCTACGAATCGTATTGCCATTATCTGTATAAACTTCATTGTTTAACTGATAAATTTTGCCATTTTCGTAATCGCCTACTAAATAGACGTTTCCAAAAAAAGCACCGCAATTTGAACGATGACGATGATAGCCAGTTAAATTATCCCAAGAAAGCCATTTATGCCAAGATTTAGTGGTTAAGTCATAAACCCAAGTTAAATCAATGGAAGGAAATGTCACTACATAGAACTCATGGCCTTCTAGACGATAAGTATAAGCAACCGCATCACTTAGATTTACATTCATCAAAGTCTGCTCTACGGCATGATTTGATAGCCTTACAAAGGTATAGCCTTGAATTGCTCCAATAACGCCTTGACCACGAGCATCTTGAGAAACAAACATAATTTGTTCTTCAAATTGCCATACGCTATTAAAAGCAGCGCATCCATGCTGAAGCATAGTGCCTGAAATACGAGCAAATGGAAAAGTAGTTAATCCTGAGATTTGACTTCCTACATCCACCCAAACTTCAGTTGTTTGATCACCCATTAAATAAACTTGTCTATGATCTGCAATAACGCAAATAATAGGATCAGGCTCACCATCTTTTGTGCCGTAATAAGCATTTGTAGAATAAGGTGAAGAAATATCGGTACAAGCCCAATTATTAGTACCAACTTCGTTGTAAATGTTGTAATTGTCGATTACGTCACAACAAGAAGCACCACGCCAAGGGCCATCTGTATAAGGAATTTCAGTAAAAGTATTTGTAGAAGGAACGTAATAATATCGTTCTAAACCATCTACAATAAATGCAAAAATACCATCTGTAGGGCTTCTATTGTAAGAAATCTGGCATGGGCCAGTAGTCGTATCAATAGTGCCAATTAATGTTGCGTTGTAAGCTTCATCTATTTTATAAACTTGATCAGCACAAATCACAATCATAATAAAAGGAATGGTTCCATGCAAAGGAAACATTGCTCTTACTTCTCCAGGTGGAAGCTGGGCTACTTCAACAAGTCCTGGAGTTGGGTATAAAGCTATTGAACCTCTAGATCCTGGCCCTTTATTAGGATCAATTTCTAGGTAAAAATTAATACATTCCTGATCATCTTGATAGATGGAAGGAGCTTCATAGGATGGGCCAACAAAGCCAAAATCCATAAATTACTCGCTTTCCTTGTATGAATCACCACGCAACAAGGTTTTCATGCTTGCACGACTTAAATTAAATTTTTCCATTAATTGTGGAATAGTCATACCAGTTTTCCTAAGCAAACGAGCTTCTCTAGCTTGTTCCATTGTAAGTTTGCAACGAGGGCCTTTGCCACCACTAAAGTCTGGGCTACGACCTTTTGCAGCTTTATCTGCCATATTATCAGCATGATTGCCAACCCATAAATGCTTTGGATTGCAACAAGAAGGATTATCGCAAGTATGTAAAAGAAAGCCTGTTTCATTTTGTGAAGTTGGAGCATTAAGACTAATTGCGTTTGGATAAACAAGCGAATAGATGACTCTATGGGCATAGTAGCCTTTGTCATTAATCCAAGTCCTTCCATATCCATCATGATTCCTAAAGCCTTTCCATTCCCAACATTCATCTTCACCACGCTTATCAACTTTGCTCCAAAGAACTTCAGGAGTGTTTGCTGGTCTGCCTGGTTCTCCTACTTCTCTACCAATTTTTCTTGCATAAGCTTCGTTGTCTTTAAATCTTTTTATTGCTTTGTTTACTTCTAATTTCTCTGCTTTTAATTCTGCTAGTGTTTTCATGATAAGACTCCTTTATAAGAATCTTTATTATATCACACTAGCGGACAAACCCTCTACCTAAAGAAACCCCCACTAAGTATCCAACCTGCATCACGACTACGACCCACCAACATAGAGTCTGGATAACCAGCAGCAGCTATTGGTCGCATATTGTTGCGTTTAATAGTTGACTTAGATTGAGCTGCATAAGCATTAATCATGCCAATTTGCGTTGCAGAAGCTTTTCCATACATCGGCATCAAGCGTTCAGCCAAATTCCATCTAAGAGCCATAGAATAGCCTTGTGGAAGCACAATATCGTCATACAAAGTTTCATAATTGCTAAAAATGGTAGATGAAAACATATGCATTTCACCTTGGCTTGGATTAGGCCATACAAAGACGTTACCAGTATCAGCATTAGGATTGTAATAAAGGGCTTTAGGCCAAGGGCCATTTAAAGTCTTTAAACCTATTTGATTGTAATTATCCAAAGATAAAACAGCTACTTGGTAATCTAAACCACCATTAGGAACAGCTTGTCCATTTGACTGAGTGTTTACCCTTACATAAGCTTGATCAATAAACAATGGTTTTTGATAATAAGCAGTAAGAAGCTGAGAAGCTACGGCAGTTGGATAAGTAATGTTTAAGCGATAAGTACCAACTTCATTGACTTGACCACCAGCACCAGTAATAAACTCAACAATTTTAGTGCCAGCAATAACTCCTGTACCTTTTAAAGTCTGCCCTTGAGCTACTGCACCAGTTGTAAGGCTAGTAACAGTCAAAACATTGCCAGCAATAGATCCTGTAAATGATGCGCCAATGTAGTTTGCCGTTGATGGATTAGGGCCAATGGTGTATTGAACTTGACCAGAAATCAAAGGAAATATGATTTCTGTAGTGTTAAATACCATCATATCTTCGTTTGACCATTGATCAATCAGGTCATTAAGCATATCAAAAGCATCTTGAGCTGCATCAGCCGTTGGAACTTCTCCAGCCTCTAATGCTCCAATATCCTTTAAAGCTCTGCTAATAATATCTAATGGCTTTGTCATTGCGTAAACTCCACAATATCTCCAGCATTCAAACCACCAGTAAAGGTAATTGAAGTTGAACTTGTTTCGGTATAGTTTAATGTAATAACTTGTTTACTTCCATTTACATAAACTTTTAAATTATTTGTTCCAACAGAATAAGAAAATGGAACAGTTACAACTGTTTGAGATTGAGTGGCAGTAACATAACCTTGACCGCCTGAACCAGTACCATTAATATTGTCATAAGTTCCAATTAATACGTTACTGGAATCATTAATAACAAATTTATAAGAAACTCCAATAGTTAACCAAATTTCACCGCCTGGAACACGACCAGCAGCATCTAATACTATAGGATTTGAATGAGGAATATTTCCTAAAGCTGATGTATATGATGCTTGAGGAGTTGAAGTTCCAGCTAAATAGGTATATATCAACCCTCCAGCCAAAGGAACTCCATCATTATTAAAAAATTGCCATCCTGCGCCACCAATAGGTGAAAGATTGACTGCCATATTAAAGCTCCTAACTATTTGGTGTAAAAACTTGAGGAAGCCAAGGCGCAACAACAGTTTCTTGAGAATTAACCACATTCAACTGTTCCTCTAATCTATATTTTATAAGGTTTATTCCGTCTTTCATAGTTTCTTGTTCAATCCAATAAGCTACCATTTCTTCCGTAACCTGATCAAACGGCACTTTAGCAACTGGATTAGCAAACCACCAATTTCCTTCAGTTTCTACAATCTGATCTTTATCAAAAAGTTCTACTTTGTATTTAGCATGAGTAATCAAACCATCAATGGCTGATATATCAAGAATTGACCATTTATAGTTCATAACTTTGCCTTTTGTTCGGTATAGAGCAGTTGGGTCATTATGCAAAAACTACAAAACTAACTACATTAGCGTCTGCTACAGCACTTGGATTTGCAACGGAAATAACAAAGCTATTTGTAGTTAAAGTACCTACTGAACACATTAATGCAACGCCGGTACTAAAATTAGATGCAGTTGCAACAACAGCATAGTTAGCACTTAGCAGCGTTTTATTTAATGTTACTGTGTAGTTTCCAGTTGAGTTTCTTACAATCGTTGAAACAACATAACTAGCATTAATTGTTACTGTAGTTACGCCACTAAAATTTCCCCAAGCAGTAGCCGTTGATTGAGCTAAGTTATTTTTTGTTACCCCTACAAAAGATGTTCCATTTACAGAAGCATCTTTGTTGAATCCCCAGTTAATATTGCTAACAGTTCCAGTACCACTAACTGTCAATGAATACGAATAAGCAACACCTTGATTATCAAAATCGTTTTCAAAAACATCCAAAGTATTAACATCAACTACACCAATAGCTGTAGTGGCTTTTCCTGATATTCCACAGAAATAATTACCTTTAATGTTAATTTGTTCAGGCAATCCTGCTAACGCCGTATGTTTTTCAACAATAATTTCATAAGTTGTATTGCCTTCAAAATAACATCCTTGAATATTTAATGCTTTAGTTCCTATTCCGCTAACTGCTCCTGAAACTTGAACACCATAATTATTACCTTCAAAATCACAACCAATAAAATTATTTGACCTGCCGCCAGAAATAAATATACCTGCGTTAGTGTTGTTTAAAAAAGTGCATTGCAACAAAGTAATATTGTTTGCTTCTAATCCTAAATACACCCCATAACTATTTGTGCTTTGTATATGCTCTATTAAATTTCCATAGGAATTAACAGCGTATACACCATAAAGCGTAAATCCAGAAATAGTTACGTTCGAAATTCTTGAATCTTGAACATTTGAAAAATTAATACCTGTAGTGCCTGTTCCTAAGTTATATAAACCAAAACCGCTTAAATAAACATTTGATAAATTAGGCGTACCATCAGCCGTAGTTGTAATTGCACTTCCAGAGCCATAATAATTTATGTAAGTACCAACCCTATTTGTTCCATAGATAGTCATTTCTAAAGAAATAACCAAAGGTGCTGTTACTTTATAAGTACCTGGTGGTAAAAAAATAGTTCTTTTAGTAGAGGTAACGGAATCAATAGCGTTTTGAATAGCTGTGGTGTCATCAGTAGTACCATCGCCAACTGCGCCAAAATCTTTTACAGAAATAGACTCTTGAAGTTTCTCATTAATTGGTCTATTTATTGCTCCAACTGGAGTTGATCCACCATTTTTTAAGTCAAATTTTGGTATTAATGTTGTCATAATTTTTCCTATGGATGCGATGCAACATACGCATCAAATTTAGCATTTAATTCTTGTATTGCTTTTACTAAAGGCGCAACAATTTGTGCGTAATTAACACTTTCAACTTGATAGCCTTTAGATTCATCTTCAATATCTATTTTAGACATAGAAGTAAGCCTAGGGTCTGGAAAATCTTCAGCTATAAAACCTACCTGTGCTTCATTAGATTCTTTAAGATTGTATTTAACAGGGTTTAGACCAAGAATAAAGTCTAACCCAATATCAATAGGTTCAACATCTTTTTTATACCTAATAGAAGAACTTAATTTTTGAATGTAGCCATTTGAATCAAGAACAAGAGCAGTACCAACTGCGCTTCCAATATATTGCGCTCTAACAGCCCCAGCTTCATATATTGAAAATAATTCGCTAGCATTACTATTTTGAAATGTGGCACAAGCATCTGTTGACGTTGTAGACGGCCCTTTAACTATTAACCTTGCATTTAAAGATGTACTTTGAACACCAAACATTCCATTACCAATGGCAGATAAAGAATTTGTTCCTGGATCTGTATTAAAACCGCCAATAGATACGCCACCTGAAGTCCAAAATCTAACTTTTTCAGATACCGTACCAGCATTAAATGAACTAAAAGCTAACCATGCTGTACCTGAAGTACCATACATAATATTGGCTTCAGCGTTTCCTGCGCTATAGTTCCAACCAAAAGCTAATCCAGTAGTACCTGAAGGAGCGCCAGTAGCACCTGCATTTCCTGATACTTGTAACCAATTATTTGCGTAACTTAACGCCGAAGTTGAACTAAAAGCACTTGTACCATTACCATAAGGAATATATCCAGCAGTCAGCGTAGTTAAACCTGTACCGCCATAAGCAACACCAATAGTTCCAACATCACCTGAACCCAATAAACTTACACCACCTACTGTTTTAATGTTTGTACCGCTTACTAAAGCAGCTTGTTTACCATTAAAAGTAGTCCAATCTGTGCTTGTAAGATAACCATTTACGCTAGTTGTGGCAGCAGCCATGCTAATTGCTGGAGTAGTACCACCACTAGA